AACTCAATCACCTCAAACGCATCAGCACGTTCGTTGTTCCCCATATCCCGTACAACACGGCCTGTTAGGTCATCCATGTGCCAACGGGTCTGAATAATCGCTACCCGCCCTCCGGGCATAAGACGCGTACGCGCCCCAAACGTGTACCACTCATAGGCTTTCTCAAATACCGAGAAGTTACCATTAATAACGTCTTGCTCAGAATGTGGATCATCCACCAGAAGCAGGTCAGCACCACGTCCAGCAAGGGCTGAACCCACCCCACAAGCGTAGTATTCGCCCCCTACACTGGTGTTCCACCGGCCTGCAGACTTGGAATCTGAGGCCAAACTGACCGTAGGAAACACCGCTTTATAGGCGTCTACACCGATTAAATTACGTACTTTGCGTCCAAAATCTACAGCTAAATCAGTAGTATGCGACACCATCATGACTTTTTTATTAGGATTCCGCCCTAAGTACCATGCTGGATAGAAGATAGATACTAACTGGGACTTACCATGACGCGGGGGTATGTTTACGCATACTCTATCCTTGTCCCCACCCTCAATTGCCATGAGCATGTCTGCCAATATGCGGTGATGTTTACCCACAATGAACTCAGGCATCATCGCTTTGCAGAACTCTATCAAATCGTCGTACGCTAACTTGTTTTTCTTACGTGCGCTCAGTTCCTCAACTAATTTGTCGATCTCAACGACTTCATCCTGCGTATAATCGTCAAGATTATCCAACATCACTTGGATTTCTTCTTCTGTAAAGTCAAATGCGACTTCACTCATCGTCATACTCTTCGTATATCTCAGGTTCTTCAGGTGTTAACCCTAATTCTGCGTCCACGTCAATAACTTTTCCCTCAAATACGATGGGTGCACCCAATTCTTCGGGCGGATTGACCAACTTCTCCAGCTTTTGGCGCAGCTTCGCACGCAGGTCGTCCGTAGACTGGTGCGTTATAGTGACTTCTGACTTTTCTGCAAACAAACTAACGTCTGAAATCTTACCTAGCAGCTCTAGGGCACGGATTCTTACCCGTGGGTCTGGGTTTTCTGACTCTAGTAACAGCTTATTGGTTACAAGATGACGTATCTGGGTAGCACTCTCGGCCACAGACTGCCCAAACTCTTGCAGGATGCTGTTAGTAAGTACTAACGAGGCAGGGGTCATCTTAGCAGCCTTGGGGTTGCTCACTTTCTTAGACGTTTTTATAGGGTCTTCGGCGTATTCAACCGCTAGACCTGCCGCTACGGTCTTATCGCCCTTGTCTGGCGCTATGTCTAGGCCGTGTTCGGACAAATATAACGCAGTATTGCAGGCCGCTTCCGCACGAACGCGGAGATCTGCATAGGACATATCCACAGATAAGGGTATTCCAACTTCCGGATGAAGCACTACTGTCATAGATGTACGCAGGTTGTTAACCGTTACCGCAAATGTACACGAAAAATAATTTTTTGCAACATTAAGTTGGGACTCCTACCGGGGGGTGTTCCCTATATAGAGGGGGTGGGGGTCGAGTCTGGTGGAAAAAAGGGTTTGAACTCAGAAAAACACGAAACATTTGTGGAGATTAGTAATACATAGGCTGTGGGACTCCTGCTTCCTGACAGCGGTGCATGGGGGTAGGGTACCCTCTGCGATGTTAGGGAATTCCCTAACAGACCATTATATTCCACTATTGACCATCATTTGACATCGGGCGCTTGATCCTTATAATACGTTATCAGGTCAAGGCATTCCGTCTGGCCATTAAGGAGATATAAACATGTATACAGAAATACACACAGCGGCATTCACAGCGGTCAAGGGCTTCTCAACAGCGACAACCGAGGGCGAGAAAAAGAAAGGCGCGCATCTCGACAATGCTTTTGAGGCCGGTATGCGAGCGGGTCACACTATATCGCCCGAAGGTAAAGACAGCGCGGAGAGCTTGTCAACACCAGAGCAGCACGCGATGATCAAGGGCAATGTGCTGGCAGGTTTCGCTCAGAAGGATCAGGCGCTGTTCAAGGTCGAGGTCAAGACATTGTCCGACGACGACAAAGCACGCAAGCGTTGGGTCACTCAACAAATCGGGTCGCGCATGAAGGACATCCGAAAGGGTCTTCTAAGCCGCGCCATCGCTGCCGGTGAAATCGAACCAGAACAGCGCGAAGTCAAGACCGAGGCCGAGAAAATCATTGCTGCAATCAAGACAGCCGCAAACATGGCGCGAAAGGATGAAACCCCCGAGTACAACCCGAGCGCCTTGATTACTGCGCTAGCGCAAACGATGGCACTTATCGGAACCGATGACGACATCCGAGCAATCATCGAAGGCTAAACTCAAGCCCCCCGAAAGGGGGGCATCTTTTTAATGTTAGGGATTCCCCCTAACAAATCAGGAGCAAGAAAATGGTATATCTTAAAAAAGCAAGTAGCCCAATCTTTCACGGTAACGGTTTAGGCACTACCACGGCGGGATGGGTTGTAAAAGGTTCCGAGCATATCGCGGTTCGCCAGCTTGGCACCACTTGGGTTGCAATTGACACCACGCAAGACGGCGAAAAAATAGCGACCGCGTTTGGCCGCCAAACCCTTATCGCCAAACTTTCAATGTTAGGGTTCCCCCTAACAAAACAGGAGCAAGACTCATGATCATCATCTACAAGCAAAAACGATTCCCATCTTTTAAAGCACTTTACGATTTCTGTGCTGCCCAAGCCAACTAACCCACCTTCCCCGCTTCGGCGGGGTTGATACCAGTTCCTAGAGTAGCGATGCGCCAACGTCTTAACGTGATGATACCAGTTCCTAGAGTAGCGATGCGCCAACGTGTTACCCCCACGATACCAGTTCCTAGAGCAGCGGTGCGGGGCACGATGCGTCTGTTAGGGGAAACCCTAACAAAACTAATGTTCTAAAACGCGTTTTGTAATGTTCTCAAATGTTCCCTAATGTTCCGTAATGTTCTGTACCAAAAAGAACATTCCTTAAGTGGATGACGATGGAATATAAATGCAGGTTAATGCACGATGTAGTTGTCAAATTCCTAAATATATATAGTTTTTATAATGTTCTCTTTTTAAGGAAATATGCTTCGTTACATTTCGAAGAGGGGGGAGAGATGTTCTCTCCTACACGCAAAACCCCCCAGAGAAACATAAGTCCATCCAAAATCGTCGAAAAAATAACATTAGGAACATTCGAGGTTAATCAAATACTTAGCATAACGCGATCAAGAACATTCCAGTACATTCCAGAACATTCCACCGTAATATGTTCCATCGTGTTCCCCACACGTCTCTATCCGTATCAATACGTCCATGATGTTCCATCACTTGACATTACCTTCCATCTATGTCATAATAAGGGTCTGAGGTGGTAATTTTCACTTCAGACATGTTTAAAACATGTTAACAGCAACTTTGTTAGGGATTACCCTAACAATCAACCCAAGAGGATATGACAATGGATAGGATAGAAATACAAACAGTAACCGACGGACCAATCAACTGGCCCACCCCACCAACAAGCTCGACCCCGTCGATACAATCAAGCGCCATGATCGTCGAGTTCAATGCGTCGGTCTGGACGGGACGCAAGAAGGACAAGAGCGCGTCGGCCCAAGTGACCCTGCACAACAACGCCAAGTCTGGCACCGCCAACGTCAGTAAGAAGTTGCTAGGTGACTGCGCCGAGCTGGACGCCGTGCAGAAGTTCATCGGTAACACACGCAACACCCACTACGCACTCACAATGCCGTGGTCAGATCTAGGTCAACGGTTGATCCCGACTGCCATGTTCTTCGACTACCAAGCGCAGATGACAGCTTATGAGCAAGAGTTCGACGCTCTGGTGCAAGCGTTCCTCGATGTGTACGACTGGGAGATCATCCAGTCCAAGGTCAAGCTGGGCGACCTGTTCAACGATGCCGACTATGCACCCGTGCACGAGTTGCGCCGCAAGTTTGCATTCAGTGTGACCTATTCACCCGTGCCAGAAGCTGGTGACTTTCGGGTTGACATGGGCAACGAGCAAGCGGCACTCCTGAAAACACAATATCAGGAACATTACGAGACGCAGATCACCAAGGCTATGGGTGACGTGTTCAACCGTACCCGTGCCGTCATCACCAAGTTGCACAGCGAGATCGACTGGAACGAGGGTGAGAAGTCCAAACGCATTTTTGCCAGTGTCTTCGACCAAGTGTTAGAAATGATCGACATGCTCAAGACGTGCAACCTGACGGGCGACACCCAGATGGAGGCGATACGCACCAAGCTCGAAGATCAGTTCCGTGGTATGGGCACCAAACAGGGTCAGTTGCCATTGTCTATCGAGGCACTCAAGGATGACGCGCACACTCGCGCCGAAACCAGAGCGGTGCTAGAAGACGTTATCAGCAGCCTACCGACCCTCGACCTGTAAATACTGCACCAACCTGAACAACCAGAGAAGGAGTTAGAGCGAGATGAATGACTATGAAATGTGGGTGTTAGATCGGATTAGTTCTGCAATCCAAGAAGCCATGAACGGTAATCTGGGAGAGTTACACCAAGCGTTACACTTTGTGGAAATCCTACGCGCAGACAAGTGGATAGAACTCAAACTGAAGGAGGAGAACTGAGATGAGATACAGCGCAGCAGAAGATCAGTTGTGGTTCAAGCATGGGCGCACGGTGCTGCACCCGAAGGACGCGTTCGACGATGCCATCCGCAACGGGATGGATGAGGAGGCCAAGTATCACTACATGTATATGTATTCGAGCGAGACGATGCACTTCTTTAAGCACGTCGATACGCGGGAGTATGCGAGATACAACCGAGTGCATAGGAACAAGCGGTAACGTGTTAGGGATAACCCTAACAAAACTAAGTCCAAAGGAGGACATAAACGATGGCAACATCAACAAGACTATATGCAGTAAACCTAGACCAGATCGCAGAGTCGATCATTGCGAACGGTCACAACCGCACGGTACTCGTGCAGGGTCACATGGGGAGTGGTAAGTCATCACTTCTAAACATGATATCGGCGATACTAACCAAGCATGTGCCGTGTTACTTCGACTGTACCACCAAGGATCTGGGGGATATCACGATCCCAGACATCATGCGTGTTGAGG